TGGTAGCGATACTTGAGCGTGCGCAGGTTCATGGTGTATTCGCTCATGTATTCGACCATGGCCACCGAGTTGCGCTCCTTTAAGGCATCTTTGTGCTCGACGTAATTGACCACTGCTTCTCGGATTTGTTGGTCCACTGGGACAAGGTCACTATCTTGCCACTTTCTCCGGATTCCTTGCCATTGGACGAATAGATTATATCCACAGGGAAATCTCGGCGCAGCGTAAATACGGTAGTCTGGCCCAACCGTGAAGATTCGGCAGTCATCGTCCAACCCTCTAAACCGACAGTCATCTTCCTCACCAGATAGATAAGGAGGCGCGCACGCATCTTCGCCCAGAATGACGTAATTGCAGTAGGGAGTGTCATAGATGTTGGTGGGTGGCGGAGTTAAGTCGCACTGCACACAGCGTTGGCGTTCCATCCAGCAATCCATGGCTGCGGTGCTGACCCGTTTGTAGTAGAGCTTCTTGCAATCCCGGCCCGGCTTATAAGCGTAGACTTGGGTAATTTTACCCGTTGGTCCATCCATGATGCTGGCGGCGCAGAACTCTTCCACGTCGGTCTTCGTGTATCCGTTAATGTTAAAGGTCCGAATCCATGGGATAAGAGTCTGCAGATCGGCCAAAGCATTGCCAACCTGGTCCCGGAACCAGTCTTCCAGGTTCTCGGCCAGGTCCTCGGGGGTGACCAGGTTCTGGACGATGGAGCGGAAGGCCGAGAAGGTTTGGAATTCGATCATAGGATGTCCTTCAGCTTGGCCGTAGGCGGCCGGATTTCACCAAAGGATTCAGCCGTGGGCACCTCAATGGGATCGGGGGTCGGGTGGGTGCCGTTGGGGGAGGCCCCCGAGGGAAGGCCGGAACGATTGTGTGGCCTGTGTTCGCGCTGTAACTGGGGCTTGGCGAACTGACTACTAACGCCGCCCCCCGCAGCACGCAGAGCGTCCCACTGGACTGCTTGTAACTCGGTTCGCTGCAACCTGGGCCTCAAGCTGTTTGCGGAGTTGTTCCCGGTCTCCTTTTTTTTTATTTCATCAATGAACTGTTCCTCTGAAATCTCAACTACCCCACCCACGTGCCGAGCAACGCACTTATCGAGCTCCGCTATGAGCGCAGAGTCCTCTGTTTCCATGAAGTCGAAGATGAGGGGGTGACCAGCCACATACACGGGGGATTCGGGTAATTCTTTGGCGTAGAACTTGCGCATGCACTTAACCCTTAGGGAAAGTGCCCTGGAGTTGCAAGGAGAGACAACTCAAACAGGGCACCAACCAATGAACTGCAACAAAACTAAACCTAAGTCTTTGTGTATGTTACACTTGGTAAAGGTCCCCGTAAGGAGTCTGCCCAGCATCACCCTTAGGAATTCTCGTGATGTCAAAATTCTCGACTATCGCACTGGTGGCTGGGCACTCCACGACGGCTGTCCAGGTGAGGGAATTGAGCGCAACTTCCTGGGTAGGATTTTCCATGACACAGGCGTAGTCGCGGTCGATTTGCGCCAACTTCTCGATTTCACCCGTGGTATGTTTCTTGGAGTTGGAGGTGATGATGCCCGGATAGATGCTGGTGAAGTCCAGAATGAACAAGAACCGGCCCGCGCTGCCCTGATTCTCCGCCGTCATGGCCGTGGCGAAGTCGTCGAAGTAATTGTTGGTGACGATGCGCAACTTAACGATTGGGTACTGGAGCTCGTATTCGTTGTAGTTGAACCCGAGCGAACCCATCTTGCCGCTCATGACCTTGTCGGTATTGATCATGAACCGGGCCAATCCGTCAGAGCGGGTGTCGTAGTATTCGATCATGCCCCGTTGGATCTGGGAGGCGGTGAAGCTATCGGTGAAGATCTCGATGACATCATTGGGGATGCCCTGGTCGCCACGGGCGCGCCAGATGGGGTAGATGAGGCTCTCAAAGAGCTCGACCAAGTTGAGCTGTTGATTCTGCAAGTCAAAGACCTGACCGCACTCGGCCAACTGCTCATACACTCCGATGGCATTGGCTTTGCGGCCCACGCAGCGGCCTTCACCGGGAACGTAGAGGCCTTGAGTGGAGTTAGTGAACGTCACCACCTCGGCCAGCGAGCGGTAGGTGGCCAGTGTTTGGTTGGTGGAGATGCGTTTGTTCCAGAAGAATTTGTTGATCCATTCCCGCTGGAAGATCTCGCCCAGTTGCTTATTGCGCTGGGTTGAATCCACATCCCCGAAGAGCTTGAAGTATTCGTTGCCACCTTGCAGCTTCTTGAAGAAGGCTTCATAGAGCTGGTCGGTGCACATGGTGTAACGGTCGGTCTCAAACCAGAATGGCACGTGTTTCCTGGGGTTGAGCGCGGGGCGGTTGTAGCACCAGCGTTCCACGTCCTGGACGTTGGCGGAACCCCGGATGACCACACCCGCCGAGAGCGGGGCACCCCCCGTGAAACCGGAGAAGGCGGCTTTGGCTACCCAACCCAAGGTGTCGTTTTGGGCGGTGGCCGTAATCATGATGGTGGCAGCTCCACCGAAGGTTGAAACCTGAGAGCTGACGACCAAGAAGGAACCACGCAGGGCCGTTCCGCTGGCAGCCCGAGCATTGACATAAATGTTCATGCCCGTAACAAACCACTGCTCATCCAGTGGGATACTCGCCCGCGAGTTGACGTGGATAGTGTAGGTGCCGCCGGAGACGAAGAGGTTCTTTAAGGACCAATATTCCGCGTTGATGACGGAATCCTGGTGGGCCAGGACGAAGGGAGATACCTCGGAGTTGCCAGGACCAAGCGGCATGACGATCTTTTTATTTCCCATCATCCGTTTGTTGGACATGAGGAAATCGTAGAGCCCATTGGTTCTGGCTCCGCAGGCCTTGATCTCAAACTGGGTGGCAAGGAGGGCTCGCAGGTCCCGGAAGTGTCCGGAACCATCGGTGAAGATATTGGAAAGTTCATCGCTTTCGGCGGTGATAACGTCACAGAGTGTGACGGCACCACAGGAGGCGATGGAGTTACCAATAGCGGGGAGGCACTTTTCGAAGATGTTTGCGCTGATGGCCATTTTGTTTCACACCGCACGCATGGCGTCATTGCCAGCGAATGGGCGTGAAACAATAGTATTAGCCGCGCAAGATCTTAGCCATCGAGTCGAGCAGTTTCTCCTTGGAGTTTTTGGCACCACTTGGCTGATCACCGACTTTAGCTCCTGCACCAGCAGTGGGAGATGGCGGCTTGACCCCACTAGGAGCCGGAGTGGTAGCTTCTCCATCCTCTCCAGCGGTAGTCGTTTCTGCCTTGCCGTTGCTGGACGCTTTCGGGACAAAACCCAAAGACTGAGCGATCTTTATCTGACGATCTTTCTCTTCCTTGATCTTTTTGGATAAGAACTTCGCTGATTTATCGATGAACCCACTGATGACATTGTCGGTAGTAAGGAACCAATGTTTGGCGCGTTGAGCCTCGTTCATCCTAGCGTAGTCAGCGCGACGGGCGAAGGAGCGACCATCATCCAACACATGACCGGCGCAGAGATTTTCGCCCTCGGTCACGATTTCACTCCAGGCCTGGTGAAGTGGGTTCTTCATGTCCACCTTGATGCGCCCCTGCGGATCATCAATCTGAACCATCGTCTCGATGAGGGGCTGCATGCCCTTAACGGCGTCCATGAGAGCCTGCGCTGTGATTGGATCCTCTGTTTCCAGCTTGTCCACCCCACCGGCACGAATCGCTTTGTCGACATCATCTCCCAAACCCACAATTAACTGCCCGACTGCCTGGTTATACTTCTGATCCACGTTGGCTTTGAGCTCCAAACGGGCGTTAGTCTCTTTGATACCCGATAATTCACTGTCGTATTCCTTCTTGAGCTCCTCCTTGAGGGACTGACGCTCCATCAAGCGCTCGGCCTTGGCGAATTCCAGGTCACTCCAGGGCTCGGGGATGGATTCGTAGAACTCATTGTGCTCTTCATCCTCGGGATTGAAGAGTTTACCTGGGTTTTGGTTCTCCCAACGGGTGGCGTAGGCCTCGGCCCGCTTGACTTGGTCTAAAATCTGCCTGGGAGCAGCCTTGTAATGGGGATCTTGAGTCGAAAGGAACTTCGCTACCTCATATTTGTGCCGATCCTGGGGCTTGAGACCCTCGGATGGGTCGGGTTCGGTAGGTGTGGTGGGCTTATAGCCTGGTCCGAGGGCCTGAACAGCCGCCGTAGTCGCCGCCGCTGCTGCCTGGCGGGCGATAGAGCCCGCATCGATGGGTTCTGGCTCTGGTTTCTTCTTGGAAACGACGGTTTTGGGCGGGTCCACCGGGGGCTTGGGTGCCGGAGGTGGTGTGACTGGCTCTTTGGGCTCAGTTTTGGGCGGTTCCTCCTTGGGTTTGGGCTTGTTCTTACCAAATCGGAGCGATTCGGAGATGAGATCGCCAAGTTTCCCATGTGCTTCTTGCGTTTCCTTAGCCTCTTTGGGCGTTTCCGCTGCTGGTTCGACCTCTTTCCACTCTTCCCTGGGGGCTTTCTTCTCCTTCCGACGCGCAATCATCAGAGCAATCTGATGGTCAGGATCGTTTTCCGGAGAAACCGGAGGTGGTACTTGGGGTAGAGCCGCTTCACCCAATGTCGCGGTAGGTGGCGTAACGGGCGCGTTTGCGGGCGGAGTCGGTGGAGGCGTTGGCTGTTCAGGCATAAAATGGCGCGGGGGTCAGTGGACGATTACACCGACCGGGGCACCGATGCTCGGGAGACGAGGGGAGCGTCCCCCGAGTGGAGCGTGGTGCCTTGCTTCCCGCATTGTCACTAACGTCTACGCTCTAGTTCAACTAGAGACCACTCATGCTCGTTTACCTCCAAGTAATCCAGCTCGTCAAGCATCGCTTGCAACTTTGATGCCTTCTCTTTAGCGGCAAAAGCCAACCCAGAGGCCGCTTCGTTGTCCGGATAGAGGGCTGCATTCATCGATTCTACCTGCAGGACGATGGCTCTAGCAATTAGTAGCTGCTTAAGGAGGCTGTAAGCTGGCCCATCGAACATGGTGTGCAACTGGCCACGCTGTTCGGAGGTCACCGGAACTTTGGTGACGATGATGGTGGGGCTATTTGCCACCCGGTAGTGCCTTTTGAAAATCGCGCTCTTCCTGTCTGCCGGTAGCAACGCCTTGCTTTCTTTCTACGGCCAACCACTCATCGAACCTGGAGTTAATGGCCAGATGAACCTCCCTGACGCCCGCATCCACTGAGCGAGCCTTTAGATACGCCGCTAAAGCGGCCAGAGTTGGGGCTAATGCGACAAGAACAATCACCAGCGTATCATTGGTGCCGCTGTTTGGCTTCTGCGCCAACAAGTGCGTGAGAAGCTGAAGGACATTTGTATCCATAACTAAAACACCGCAGGCTCGGGTTCCATCGGCACACCCGGCAGTCCTGGTGGAACACCAGCCATGCCCATCTGGGCCGCTTCAACAACCTGAGCTAATTGGTTAACGGCTGCTCCGAGTTGATCGATTTGATTCTTCTGCTCCTGCAAAGCCTGAGCAATCGCCTGCGCCTGCTGTTCTTCCTGCTTCGCCACTCCCTGCATAATCTCTTGGGCGGCCTGTCCGACGACGGCTTTAGTCTGCTCGGCGCTGGCTTGGACGGCCGCCGCAAGCGTTTGCTGGGAGGATTGGGCAACCTGCTGTTGCACCTGGGCGGCGAATTCCTTGAGCATACCCCCGACCTGCTCAGCCTGCTGTTCCTCGGGTTGGGCGGGATCGATTTCCTTACTCTTCAACCGGAATTCCTGAGGCAATCCCATGGTAACGACAATTTGATTGAGGAGCTCAACTAATTGCAATGGGCCGATGGCCTGGATGAGCATGGGATTTCCAGCTATGGCTGCGAAAATCTTACTCATGGCATCGGCCACGGCCGGGTTATTGATGCGTTCGGTGGCGTCGCGAGTGGAGGAGAAGCTTTCGATTTTAAGCGCGCTCTTCTGCCCCTTTACTTCGTGCATCGAATCTGGGTTGTACGGGTCATAGGAGGAATTGTCGGAAATGGAAAATCCAACTTTACTGAGGAGCTTTTTGAACTCGGCCTCTGTTGCAGCCAGTGAAGACGTAATGCCAACGATAATGTCATCGTCGGAATGGGCCATGGTCGCATCGTAGATCATCACCTTCTTGGCGTAATCCCCGTCGTCAATGAAGGTGCCGGTGAAGGTAACACGGGTAGAAGTGTTCTGCGCGATGACTCGCGTTTCTTCTGCGGTTTGTTCGTGCGGAGCAGCCTGGCCTATCTCTTGGGGGGAAAGCTGCAGCACCCGGTCAAGCATGCTCAAAACACCCGTGATTAAATTGGATATTTCGGCGGTGTTATGATGGGTTAGCTGAGGGATGAAGAAGGCTTCGCGCTGGTCAATCTTCATGCGGAAATTCTCGGTCGACGAGAAAGGCACGAACATCCTGCCGTTGTACATCTTCTGACCCAGGTTCTCTAATTGCTTCAGCGATTCGGCCGGGATCTTCTCTTTGTCGTAGAACACGGGGTTAACCAGGTTCTCTTTGACTGATAGGATCCATTGGGTGAGCAGGTTGCTGACGTGATCCTGGAAGGGCATGATCTCCAGGGCCAGGGAGCGGAACTTAGCCCGGTTAAAATCCGCGTCAAAGGCATAGACCGGGAGCCGGTCAAAAGCCAGGGGCTCAGCCCAGATGACGGTGGTGTCAGAGGCGTAGACAAAGCGGAACCAGACCGGATACTCGTAGTCACCTAACCCACAGTCCTTGGGTATGATTCTCTGGAAATGTTGGGTAACAAGCGTGGCCGCATTGAAGTCGCCCTGGCCGTAGGTGTTGGCGGCATCGCCCTCCCGGTCTAAAGCCCCCGCCCCACCCACGCCTTGGGAGTTGTTGATGGTGGGGAACTGCATGGTGCAGGGAAAGACGTGGTCCAGAAAATCGCTGACCCCAATGTCGAACCAGGAGAGGGCTCCGTAGCTAATCTTCTCTTTGTTCCAATAGAGGTCGTTATCGTAAATGTCCTTGTAACGGCAGAGCTCCCAGTAGCCAGCGTATTCGCATCCGGAATTGGAGTTGAGCGAGGAAAGCCGGTGGTAAAGGTCGTAGTAAATGCGGGAGGGGTGAGGCATGTTGAAGCGCAGGCCTTCCCGGACAATCTTCTCTTTGCCTTCCTCTGTTTCCTGCTTCTCTACGAACCACGCCTCCCTGGGAAAGTTGATGCAAAATCCGTAGAGGAGAGACTGGAAGATAGACTGACGCAGATCACCCTTGTAGTCAAACTGCGTGGCCTGACGTTGAACAATCTGAGTAAGGACTTCGCAACGAAAACGGTTCTCCTTAGTAAACTGCACCGGCTCGTATTTGTAGAGCGGGGTGAGGTTACGGTCATTGAAGAGTTTGGCCCACCGGATGGTGATATAGGCCATGCAGATGGGGACGAAGATATTGAAGAAGACTGGGAGATTGAGCGCCTTCTTATGGCTGCCATCGGGGTTACAGCAGATTTTGCCATTCTCCATTACATCCGGGAGCAGGTGGCTTAACCCCCATTGATTAACTGTCTCCATGACCTTCTTGTCATCTGGCTTATTGGACAATAGTCCACGCAGCTGAGTATAGGAGACCTGGTAGAATGGACTGTCGTAAGCCCAGTCCATGCTTTTGTAGAGCCGGTAATCGCGTTGGTTGCGGTTAATGCCGTCCCGGATGACATCGCGAATGGATTCGACTAGCTTCTTGACCTTGGGCCGTTCCTCCAGAGTGTCGGAGTCAAAAGCTTTCTTTAAGCTTTTAGGGTCAAGCTTGTGTTTGTCGACCAACCGTTGGATGGGGGCAGCCAATTATTTGGGAACAGCAGCTGACTTCGGTGCATAGGCTGGCGCTTCTTCCACGGCCTCCTCATCCACTGGAGCGGTCTCGCCTTGATCAGTTATCTCCAGCACAGTAGCAGCATTCCTGGCTTCCCCCGAACCCGTCTTGAGCCTGACCGTAACCGTGTACTCCGTTGCATCCTGCCAAGCATCCACGAGCGCCTTGGTGTCCGGCTCGGAAGTGTCGAAAGTCAGTGTTGATGCCATATCTGTGGAGTTGACTACTTAACCGACGGAACCGCAACTTTAATTGTGGCCATTAAAGTCAACGAAAAGGGGTTCATATACGATGATTCGGGTGTGTGGTACCCACCGATGAACATGAAGCAGCTGGAGGTGTTTGATGACTATCATCGATTCCTTTTAGTTCACGGGCCGCGCCTATCTGGAAAAACCATGGGTCTGATCCACAAAACAATCCGCCACGCCTTCGATGTCAATGGCGCGATGATCGCGATCATCTCCAAGACCCTCAAGAATGCAAAGAGTGCTGGTGTGTGGTTCATGCTCTGTCGGGCACTCCCAGGATGGGAGCAGGGATGCCATGGATTTGCTGTAGTAGAGGGACCTAAGTCCACAGGCGATACGAAACTGTCTTTCGTTCGAATCCGAAACAGGCACGGTGGAATATCCGAGATCCAGTGTCACTCACTGGAGCACGCGCAGGAAGTGGAGGCGAAATTCAAAGGCAGCAATTACAGTTTTATCTGGGCATCCGAAATCGATCAATATTGCACCGAGTATGCCTATGACATTCTCTGCGATTCGCTTCGCATGACTCCTTATGTTCCGTTCGAGGAACATCAAATAGTATGTGACTGTAATCCACCCGATACTGGGACCAACAACTGGCTCCATGATCGGTTCTTCAAGTTCAAAGACGCCAAGCCAACCCCAGACCAAACAGATCGGGAGCGAGTAGCAAGGGAGCGTATCCACAGAATTCTGGTGATGATCGATGACAACCCCCTGTTGGATCCGAGCGCCAGGGATGATCTCATCGAGCGCTATCGCAGGAAGAAATCATGGTATAACCGTTTTGTCCTTGGACTGTGGGAGCAGGATGTCACCGATGGACATTTCAGCGACGCATGGGATGAATCCATCCATGTGATTGGGAATGCTGACTGTAATGAGGATGAGCGGGAGGTGATTATTCCAACAGCTGGCTGCACGGTTTTGCTGGGTGGCTGGGATATGGGCGAAAGCAAAAATCACAGTTTTCACGTTATAGAGAAAATCATTACGGAGGATCCAAAAACAAAACGGCAACTGGTGAGCTTTTCGGTTATCGATGAGCTCGTAGTGATTCGGACTTATGTCAGCATTCGGCAATTTGTGGAAACCGTGATGGACAAAATGATACACTGGGAGACTTTCCATAAAAAGCGTTATGGCATCGATCTGAGGTGGAGGCACTGGTCGGACACGTCCGCATTTCGGGAACGCTCCGCAGCTGAGACCAGTGAGGCTGGTATCGCGTATGAGGCCAGTAGCGGAACCATCGTGTTGGAGCCCGCGCCGAAATACAAAAACAGCAATAGAGACAAGGTGAAGCTTTTGTGGCAGCTGCTTTTCGAAAAGCGGCTGTTCGTCTCGGCTCAGCTGTTCAAAACGAGAACGATGTTTGCGAACCTCAGGTCAGGCAAGGATTCGGAGTATGTGAAGCAGGACGATCACAAGCATGTCTTTGACTCGCTTAGTTACCCGATCATAGCCGAATGCCCGATGGACATGTTGAGAAGCGCAAACATCGAATCGGTGAAGAAGACAAGCTCACCTGGACTGGTGCTGGCAAGTTTCTAAAATTCATATCGCCTCCCACACGATTGCCCTCCTGCCGGTTGGGCCGCGACGACGCATGTCCGTTCTCCTGGCCAGGTTCTTCCCTGCAAGCGGAGCCAATCTGGGGGTGACGGTTTGGAGGTCAATGCCGGTAACATCGGAGATCTCCCTAGCGGTCATGGGCCCTTTGTTTTTCAGGGCCTGCCTGACTATTGCTTCCAGCGCGGTTGCGTCAACTGAATGGGCAGCCTCATGACTGGTATCTGGATCGGTGTTCCTGGCCCGCCCCGGGTTTGGTGAACCGAGATTGAATAAATATTGGTCCATAACTAATCACGCGATCAACTCCTTGATTTCCAGTTGGAACTTAGCCGTTTCGAGCTTAGCCGTTTCCAACTTCCCTTGGGTCACAGCCAGCCTGCTCTTCAGTAGTTCCACTTCCCTGGTGAGTTCCTGGTGAGAGCTGCGGTATTTGGCGATCCTTTCCGCCAGGAGCGCATTCTGCCTGTAGGCTTCCTTGAGCTGCTCCACCGTTACCACTGGTGGCGGTTTGGCTGGATTGAAGAGATCCTCCTGCAGCTTCCCCCACCATGGCGGCTTGGCGACAATGAGTGCGGCCTGCCTATTAATCGGAACGCGTGAAGCCCGTGATATCACCTTCGTACGCATCGGGACTGGCGTGACAATCTTTGGCTTCGGATCTGGCGTAATCGCCACCTTATCGAGTAAGGCACCAAGATTTTGCAGTCCCTTCATGCGCCCTCCAGCTTAAGGATAGTTTCTGCTACGGCATCAAGTGTGCCGTCCTTCTTAAGTTTCTGAAGCCGCTCACACAGATCGATGAAGTGCGAAAGGCGCTGCATCTCAGCGTCATGATCTTTGGACAGGAAGAATTTCCTGATGTCCTCCATTTCATGGCGGGCTGCAGAGATGTCGCTGACCACAGAGGCTCGGAACATTCGGACCTCCTTACAGTAGGCGTCTGTCTCTGTTTTGAAATTCGCCACCGTAGAGCCGAGGTCCTTCATGGATTCAAAGAGGGCGTCTCTGGCTTCTCTGGTCTTAGCCACCAGATCGTCGAATGCCTTGGGGCGCTTGAGTGCTTCACTGGCGACAGTCTCGGCCAAGCCCCCAACGTGGGATGGGGCTGGTGGTGGTTCAGGTTCTGGCATGTTGATGGTCATGTTGTCAGGATCTGTGGTTGGTGTCTTTAGTGCTCTCTCCAGCACTTTCAATTGTTTTTTATGGCGGGCTGATTCCCATTTCAGGTGATCGTGATGGTCGTTATAGGCGGCTGCTATCAGTTTAACGCAGAGACAGTCCTTCGCCGTAAGCCTAAACTGCCCATCGGTCTCTTCGCCGATCTCAACGCCAAAGGATGACCAGATCTCCCTGAGCTCGGACTTGGATGTTTTGCCATCCAGCGTTGGGAGCGCTGTTGACAGATCCAGATCAAGGTATTCACTAAGGGTCATCAGAACGGGACGTCGTCTTCTCCCTGCGTTGGTTCCGGCGGGGCACTGGCAGCCACTCCGGTGGGGCGTTGTGTCCTGGACACAATATTCTTGGCGTTCCCCAGGATGGGCCCCTTCTTCCCGGCTTGACGAGCTTCCTGGCCAAGATCCTGAACAACCATGTAATCGCCGTATTCCCCATCGGGGGTTTCGATTAAGGTGATGTCCAAGTAGGTGCCTTTCGCTCCTTTGAAGAGTTTACTCTTGTCGATTTTGGAGACGTTAATTTTGGCGCGGATCATGGTTGAGGGCTCCTTAGCTTCATCATGGCATCGGCATACTCATAGGCTATTTGGGAACAAATCTCCACCACCGGCATCTCTATCCTCATTTGCACTTGGAGATCCTTATCCATGCTCTCGATATAATTTTCGTAGAAATTCGACGATATCAGCCCCTGCAAGGCGACAGCAGCGAAGTAATCACGTAGACTCATTCCAGTTGCAGCTGCACCAGCTGGGAGCGGGAATGCGCTTGGATCTAATAGACGTATCATTGTGTGAACGTGGTTTCGCCGGGCTTGAGCGGTTTGCCATCGCACCAACGTCGACCGTCTTCTATCTCCCAGCGCGTGATGCAATCCTCACACACCCAATCCCCACCTTCCTCAGGGTGGAGACGCTCTGGTGGCGTGCTCACATCACAGAAGGAGCAGTGAATGGGGAACCCACCGCGAATCGCAGCGATTAATTCTTTAGGGTCCAGGTTTTCCATGGGGCTTAAGAATTTCACCAGCGAGGAACATCATGTGCTTTTTGATGATGGCTCTCCAATCGATGGCTCCCTCTTTGCGGATGCTCTCCATGATATCGCGCAACGCTGCCGTGGCATGTTTGTGGGCTAACTCTTCGGTGTTCATTTCCTCAAGGCGTCACACAGCAGCTCCATGTTACGAACCGCATCCGCTTTTGCTTCAGCCTCAGTGGGCCCGCTGCCGATAATCCCTCCGGTCGTATCCGGGGTCCAGATCTGCCACTCGCCATCCTCGCAGGTAATCTCGATATCAAGTCCAGTGTTCATCGCGATACGAGCCTTGAGAGTGCAAGTGTTGCCTCCAGTAATTCCGGTGAGGCAGCCAGCAGGTCGGCAACGGCTAGTGATTCTTCCTGAGCATTGAACGACACTATCGCCACGGTTTCCATGCGGGAATCCAAAATGCGGACGCCCCCTGTCCCGCCCAGATATTCAACGCACCACGGTGTGTTCTTCGGCACTTTAAGTCTCTTCATCTCTGTTGAGCGCAATACAACAGCATTGACGTGGGGCTGTCTAGTCCGTATTAATGCGGAATGAAGCTCAAGCACATCTTCCCGACGCTGGTGGTATTTTTGGCCCTGATCGTCACGCCTATCGTTTCTGTTTCCTGTTCTTCCTGGAAGTCGACCACCCACAAAACGGTGGGGACGGTCGCCATATCGGGGGACGCGGCGATGAAAACGTGGGCCGCTTATGTGCATAGCGGCAAAGCAACAGCGGAGCAGGAGGCCAAGGTGAAGCTTGCCTATGAGCGGTATCAAGCGTCCATGAACGCCGTCATCGATGTGGGCAAATCTGCGACCACCTCCACCAACAAGGTGGCCATTGAGATCATTGCCAGCACGGCGGTGGCCGCTCAGGAAAACCTCGTTAAAACCATTGAAGCATTCACCAAAAAATGAACCCAGCCCTCGTCATCACGATCATTGAGGCGGCCATCAAGTTAGTGCCCTTGGCCCAAAAAGAAATCGCCCTCCTCCTCCAGAAAAGCGATCCCACCCCAGAGGATTGGGAAGCACTGCGTCAGCATGTGAGTAAGACCTACGAAGATTACATTGCGGAAGCGGGCGGACGGCCGACTGGACCGACCCCTCCGTAATTCTCGATGCACCAACGGATGGCAGCAATGGGATCGCCAAATTCCGAGCCGTAAGCTTTCTGGAATTTCGTGCAATCCAGAATCGCCTCACTGCGTTGGGTGTGGTGGCTCTGGAACTCCTGTCGGTCCCAGTAGGCGATGGGCCAGGAGCGTAACTTAGCTTCAGTCAACATTCGCACCACCTCGGCTGTGCGCACGGGCACGGGATAGGCCGCGTGATAGATCCCGGGTTCCTTCTTCTCCTTAATCAACCAAAACGAACGCAGGGCAAACTCATCCAGAAACGTCACCGAATTTAGCCCATCCAAGATTTTCTCATGTCGACACAATTTCGTCAGCCAATTGCGCGGATGATGATGCCAGCTAAAAGGCATCCGGATGCGGAAGATGTAGGCCCTGGCTTTGGAGGCCAGCACGTCCTCTTCGGCGAACAATTTGTAATGCTGATAGAGGCCGGGCGTGAAATTTGGTTTATCACTCTCACTCCAGGGATAATCGCCATTAAAGACGCACCCGGTGGACACATGGAGAAAAGGAATGTCCAGGTCCCGGGCGAGGCGAGAAGCGTAAGCGGGCAGGCTCACCAGGGAATGATAAGCCGCGTCCTGATGGGCCCGGATGTCATCGACTGACGCGCCATTAAACCCCGCCGCATTGATGAGGAGTTCGGTGCCATGAGAACGCAAACACAGACCCAATGGGTCCGGATCAAAATAGTTGATCCAATGACGAGACAGGATCAGCGGGTGATGGCCCAGGAAGTGTAAAGCCCGAGCATAGGCTGATGCCACGTAGCCGGTTCCCAGAATGGCGACCTTCATCGAGCTTTTCGCTTTTTGATGTGCGCATGCACCGCCTGTTGGGTCACCCCCAGCACGTGAGCAATTAACGGCGGTTTCCAACTCCACCAGGGGACTGTTTCCCATTTGTTAGGCAGTCGGCTCCCTGGCCTCTTAATTCGCCGCTCTCCCCTTTTGCACAAACACTCCCAACACAGTGTTGCCCCGGGGTGAGCGGGATTACTGTCCCTCGTGCAGATGCCCCTGGCCTTCTTCTTAGCGTAAAGACGCTGCCACTTGTTCACACACGGAAGCTTTCCCAATTACACTCAACGATGCCCCCCGTCTCCTTCATGCGGGAAGCCAGGGATGGGCCAATGACATCCCTAAAAACCAACGGAGACTGATTGGAGATGAGTAGGGTATCAGTCATGTCCCCGTAGCGCTTGTTGATAAGCTCAAAGAGGAGTTGGAATTCCCACTCTGACTCCTTACGCTTGGCCACCTCATCAATCACCAACAACTGTGGCTTGCGAAATCGCTTCACCACGTCCCCCTCGCTGAGCTTGCTGTCTGCCTTATAGGCTTCCTTCACGGCCAGAAAGAATTCCGTAGCGGTGCAATAGTAGCCGTGTTTGGAGCGTTTAATCAATTCAACCCCAATCTGTGTCTTGCCATTGCCTCGGCTCGAAACCAAGGCCATCAGGAACCCGCGCCCGCGCCGCTCCGAAATGGCATTGAGCGTGTGCAGCCAGGGGCCCTCCTCCTTCAGCACCGCCCGGGAATGACGTATCGGGATATTGGTCTCTCCTTCCAATCGCCTGGATTCAACTTCACCGAGATCGGGTCCATCCGGACCCGAACCGGCGGTCCTGGTGATTTTACCGAAAACTTCGGCTGCCAATTCTTCAGTGGATTTTAGGCTGTCGTTGCTCATAGGGATTGGGTTTTGCCAGTGGTTGACCGAAATCCAGCATTGGGATATCGACGGTCTCCGGACGGTCGGAGAACTCTTGTCGCTTTTGATTTCCAACAGGAAGCTCCTTGCCCGCGTAATACGAGTCGAACTTGCTCTTGGCAAACAACGTCTCCGGCCGTAGATACTCCGCCATCTTCGGATCGACTCCCCAAAGTTGACACTGGCGAACAATCATCTGCTCCACCCCAGGAAGCGTCACCCCCGATTCCTTGAGCCTAGCCGAGATAACCTCCAGATTGCCATCCGTCTCCCGAAACACCCTCCCGGAATGTCTGTTGAGCGCAACCAAGACCGCTTTAGCGTCGGGATGGAAGCGCGGGACCTTTGGCGCTTTGAGTTCAGTCCCATCAGGTGGTGTTCCTTGTGGAACATTTTGTGGAACATCCCCCCTGGCCCTCTTCATACGCTTATAGCCACGCCAATAAGCACGCTTGTCCTCATTGGTCTGTATCCGAGCATAATGTTCCCCATTAACCACAAGATACAGATATTCTCCCTCCTTCGTTAAGCGCCTACCATCCATTGCCTTGGACCGACTCCTCGGATCCGGAGCACACAGCCGCTCAATGGCCGAGATCACCGCTGGCACTGGCTCCCCAAGGATGAAGGCCAAAAGCTCCGGGTTCAACTCGACATGGAAATTGGGTGGCTTCATGTTCGCCACCACATACCCCCACACCGCAAAAACCGTCGCACCAGAGCCAATCATCGACCCGGTATACATGCTCTCAAAATGCTTGCCATACATAGAGATCCGTTCCATAACACACGGTGAAATTGCGAGGCAAACGGTAGAACAACCACACCCACCAGATCAAGGACAAAAGTGGACATTCTCACGATGTCTCAATTTTCCCGATTGTCCATACACGCATATGCATACGCATATGCAGACACATACTGCAGTATAAGACAGATGATGTCGGCCTGTCGGCCGCGTTCCTTGGTTTTGGCCAGAGTAGAGAAGGGAGACCTATTCGAGACGGCAGGCACCCGGGCGGCCACCCCGCTCTCCCCCATGGGGTCTCGGCTCGTCGTGGTCAATCCTGGTGACATTGCGGGCCATTCTGGTGAGCAATGCCGACTGGCGGATGCACGGGTATGGTCAGCAGCCGAACGGAAAGAGGATACTGTAAATCCAACAGTATCAATCATTAGCAACTTAATTATGTTACTTGGGTTAAGGCGGCCAGTTGAGCAGAGACGACGGTCGTCAAGGCGGTCAGCTCTCGTTCTTATTGAGACTGATTCTCATATGCCAACTAAGCGCATATGTTCCATGCACGTCTGCGCATATGTGCATATGTCCTTGGCTCCGTATTACTACGGACCGTGTCACCTTTGATTACCCGTTGACTCCCGTTCAACAACTGTGATAGGGTCCGTGTTGACGGTGAGTCCTGCCTCTGCTCAATGGGCATCCGGGACTTGGGAAGCTGGTGTCGAGTCAACTCGGCAACGGCATGACCGTTATCTCTGACAACTTGAATTGCTGGACAGCGCAGACGCCATACAACGCGCTCGGGCAGTATCGGGCAGTAGAACCTTGGCAATGGACAACTGGACGCCTCTGAGAGCATCCTAGGCCACTCTAACGGCCATTCAGGTCAACACTCTCAGGCGAGACTCACTTGGCACCATACCCCCTCAGGTCAGACTGAAAACAGTAGACCGCACACGGGCAGGCACACTGAGGCGACACTTTCCCAACGGGATACAGGACCGAGCAAACGATTCACGGTGAAGCTGAACCTTTCGGGTCAGAACACCGTGGCAATGATGGGAGCAACATCAGGCGCGAGGCGGAACAACTAGCAATGTCGATTAGCAGTGTGTTCCTTTGTTCCTCTTGGACAAGGGTTTACGTGGAATCACCCATAAGTGTAACGCACTTGATCTGCCCTTTCGTGGGTTGGTTTCCGGGTCCGATTGTCTTCGGGCCGGGTGAGCGAACGGAATAGGACGGGATCGGCAAGCGAGGTCTTGATCGTGCCCCGTATTAGTTCGCGTCGTGATTACACGTGCCCGTGGCAAGGGGGAACACAAAGGACAAAATGAAACTAAGCACTAAGCGGATTGTTTCCTTCTACCTCCCGATCCGTCGCATGATTGAGGTGGCCGGGTATGACGTGGTGCAGGCCGAGTTGGCCTGTCAGTCAGCCGCAAATGATGTTAGCGGCAAGGAGAAAGAGCCAAAAATCGGCGACGTTAAGAAAGCCAAACAGGGCAAGGAGGTTGCATGGAAGGAACAAACCACGGTGGAGTTCTCTGGCGTGACCTGCACACCATTGGACTTCTTGGCGTGGCATGATTCGCTCAAAACTCACTTCGATTCTCATGGTGCGCCCAAGGGCGAGCTTGAGATTGGGGTGATGCCTGAAATCCTCGCCTTTTGGCTCGACACCATGAAGTCGCGCAAGTCGGCCAAGGCTGCGCAAGACAAGGCCGAGGGCAAGGCTGCCCTTGAGGCAACCCGCGCACAAGTGAAGGCTAACGGTCCGGCCCGTGGCACCAAGCCAGAGCCAGTGACCAAGGAGTAAGGTATGGCTAAGCGTCGATGCCCGCGTGATTCGCGACGATCAAACCGTTGTGCTTCATGCGGACACTGGTATCGGGCCAAGGCATTGCGGAAAATTAGCTTCTTGGATTGCGACATTAGCGCAAGTCGTGTCGTAATGACGGGCGATTGTCCCCGATGCTATACATTACAGGTTGCTGAATTTAGCTTCAGCTAACCAACACTGTTCTCCCGTTTTACGACGGGGGAACAAAGGAGCACACGAGCGAAAGACGAAACGAAACAACGGGGAAAGCTTGTCTCTCGTTGTCCGTGGAATGGGCAATTTAAGCCCAAAGAAAGGGGATAGCACTATGGAAACAAAGCAGGTCATTGAAGTTGACGGCAAATGGATCATGGTTGTGAACAAGATCAAACCTGAACCCATCGACGCGCCGCGCTTGCGGATCTTACCCGATGGCAATGGACGTTACATTGAACATCCGGATGGGTTCGAAGCGCTTGACGTAAGTGTCGATTGGTTCCGTTGGCTTAAGCGTTTATTAGATAATGTTCCGGCGTGATCTGAAGCATCGATCCGAACCACTGGCGACTCGCTTGAGTCGCCCCTTCCACGGACAAGGATTCAATCGGGATAGGACAAGGGAGTAGACGAAAAAGAGCGCAGTCCCGGCCCAACCAACAGGCGCGCCATAGATCGGTTACGGATTGTTTCGTAGGCAGGACAACCCGTGGGGAATAGCTGTAGATGGGTTGGATTGCACGGCCCTTAAGAATGTGAATACCGAGGGGGAATACAGAGGATTAATGGACTTGTTGCAGGTCACGGAGCCTATGGACTTGCTCCCTGATAACAGTCTGACGGTGCCAGGATGGAGCTTAATGAGCGAACCGGAGCGGCCACCAATTGGTCGGACCAAGATCCTGCACGTTGGAGTCTCCGCAGAGGGGATTGACCATGAATTTTTCAGTGTCCTATGCACGTTGAAAGGTGCGTAGGTTTTGCCAGAACAGGCCGGACTCTTGTCCGGAGAAGGTTGGGCTGGCATGTAAAGCGGGAGTCTATCAACGCAGACACGCTGGCCTAATGACATGGCCTAACTAAGCATTGACGGTGGAAGTCCGTCGTGTTCAGGCTTCGAAACCCTGAGTCATCTGAGGAACGTTTACTCACCGGAGATCCCGGTGGTCTGCAAACTATGTCGAATATGCAGAAAGAAGGAATTTAAGGGGGTGGTTGTGATTCGCCTAAAAACCGATTGCTTCCACCCCTGCCTTCTGCGTATGGTGCGACCATGCAACGGTCGCAATCCAATTTTCATCACCCCGGCAACCGAAAGGTTACGATACGCATTCTGTGCGTTACCGTTGCATCCCGGGGTGGTGATTCTCCATATAGGTGCAACGGTGAGGATCTTCACAGAGGAAGCATTCTGGTCCAATGTCGTTAAAACAGACGCTTGCTGGTTCTGGACTAAGTATAAGAACAAGAAGGGCTATGGGCTGTTCAAGATTAAGGGGAGAACGGTTCAGGCACACAGGATAGCGTTCGAATTAATCTGCGGGCGAATCCCTACGGGATACGTGATTCACCATGAATGCGATTCGAAGCACTGCGTTAACCCGCTTCACCTGGTTCCACTAACCAAAGCCAAACACGCCGGACTGCATCATCCACGCCAGCAATTTTGTAGTCGTGGGCACGCCCTGGTGGAAGGGAATCTCTACCACCATCCAGACGGGCGACGTAATTGTATCATCTGCACGAAGATGAAGACCAAGGAATCATGGGAACGCAGGCATCCAAAACGCCATGAACCAGCCCAATGAGCTTTTTCGTGCGCTCACATCGGACAAGGCTAAGGCCACGTATCCAATCGTGGGTGGGTAGCGAGTGGATGACCAGAGCGCACGTTTGCGGTAAACAACCAACGAAAGGCAATAGGTATGATGAAGTTCGCGTTTATAGCCAGGCACCAGCCGACACCGGAGCAGTTACAGCTGGCTCAGCAGCAAGACATCGAGCTGGTCACTGTCGGTGACCGTGATGCATTCACAATCGACCCGGCGGAGTTCACCGAGTTCGCCGGGGTTGTGGTCGTGCACCCGGCTGCGGCGCTGAGGTGCATTGCGACGGTGGATCGGGTTGGCATATTTGAGAATGCCAACCGTGCAGCCGAAGGGCAGCCGCCACAATTTGCGGCGCGTAAGCTTCACTTGTTTAGTGCCACCACAACCAGCGACAAAGACTGCGATTGCAGTTGCGGAGCGTGTGTTGCTATCGGGCATAAGCATGAGAACTATGTGGAATATTGCACCCCAGCGGGGGTCCGGGAAGGGCTGGCATCTGAATGAACAAACCAAGGGGTCTGAAGATGTGTAAACCATCAGAAAAATTCTGGGACTGCATTGGGCAAGGCTTGGCCATCCTTCTTGCGGGCATCGGCATTGGTGGCTGCTGCTATCTACAGAGCCTCGGTGAGCGCAAGGACACGCCCAAGCCGGAACCGAAGGTGGAGAAAACGCCATAACCTATGCTAACACCTGCCACACTCGCCACGTTGGCGGCAATTATTGCGGTAGGACGCAGCGTATCCCCGGTGGAATGCTTAGATGAAGCGATGGGGCTCTACTACGCGGCGGAGGCTTATCTATTGGACGTGAAGAAATCCACCACTACGAGCAATGCAATCACGGTGCGATACGTTTACGACGCGAAGGGCAAGGCTCCCAAGAGGAAGAGGAAACGTAAATGTTAAAGCTAATCATCAAAGCGGAGGAAACTAACAATCCGGACGGCAGCAGGGACTTTAGGGTGGAGGTGTACATGGATCCCAACAAGCGCGAGGCGCACGTGACCGATCTGGAATTAATGACATTGACCAGCCTCAAGGAGCTGGTGCTTGAGGCAATCAGGGATGTCGGCACCAACGCGATTGCGCAAGGCGATGCTGGCCTATTTGCTGAACGCGAGATCCAGAACAAGAATCAAACCGAAACCTGAATTAACCCTATGCCAGCAAAACCAACGGAGGAACAGATTCGAAGCGTGATTGCGGCCCTGGACGGGATCATTGAGGCCGGGTCAGAGAACATGCGTGACGCGATGAAAGTGAAGGATGTTCTTCAGTGGGTGCTGGGCGAGGAGAATGACTTTGGTCCCTTTGCGGCCCGGATCGAGGCGACCATGCTTGAAGAGGAGCCAGACCAAGGCCAAGCGCATTCCGAATAACTTTTCGCCGCGCATCCTGAATAGCCTGACCTGACAGGCTAACGTGTCCTATTCCCCACGTAAGGATGCGCGGTATCTTTTCTGCTGACACGAACAAAGGCGCGGCCTAGCCTGATGCCATGTATACTCCTGATCCAAGGCCGCAACCGCAGACCACAACGTTGTCACGTCGTTACAACTGCTGTCCGTAGTCTGTAATGCCTGAGGTTACCTACACGCCAGATCCAAGGGTTCAGCCGCTAATTTTCCCGCCATCCCGTGGATATGGCTGCTGCCCTGGGGCTAGCCCTGATGACGTGGAGGGGGTGGCTCTGGTTATTTGGTATAAGGCCGATGCCTTAGCGCTCAACAACAATGATCCGGTTGAGACGTGGCCTGATTCCTCTGGTAACGGGCATGATGGGACAACGCCGTTCGTATCGCCACTCTTTGCCACGGGTCAGCTGGACGGATTGCCAGCGGTCCGCTGGCCGGGCGTGAGCAACACGCATGTGGCTGTTCCCAATGTTCTGACCGCGTTAACGGCTGGGGAATGTTTCTGTGTTCTCAAAGTGGACGCAGATCCGCCGCCGGGACCTGGTCCGAACATCGGGGACATTTGGGAATTTGGCAGCAACAACACCGATGATTATTACCCATTCACGGATGGTCAAATCTACATGGGTTGGGGGTCGACGGTGCGTAAGACGGTTGGCAATCCGACGCCTGTGCTGACTGCGTGGCGGGTGTTGAACGTGTCATCTAAGAGTGCCGAATACATTGTGCGACTGGACGGCACGCAGATTTTCACCACAGCAACCAACACGGTGGGGTTTGATGCCGCTCCCAAGATTGGAGAGTCAGCCAATGGCAACGTCATGAAAGGTTACATCGCTGAGTACATCATGTATGACGGCGTGTTGGTGGCGGCTGACCGGGACATTGTCCATGAGTATCTGCGCACGAAGTATCCTTCATTGACCATCGCCTGATTCAGTTTCCACTTTCGTCAACACACCATCGACGGCTCGCCCAACACCGGCTCGTGACATCACTGAGCTCACAGGAAAACGAAGCGCCTGTTAGATTCGGGAGTTGCGATCTGAGCTGAAAGACTGTGGCGAAGCGCAGCGAGAGCGACGTGGAGTGTGTTGACGATTCTTTTTATTATGGAACCTAAACCCGGCGACCGTGTGTTCGCCTTACAACACATAGACCAAGGCACCATCCATGATTTTTTTGGGGAGTGGTCAAATCGCGAGCGGCTGTTGTCAATCGCAGACCAACGGCCTGTTCTTGGCCACTCCCCTTTCCCTCTTTATGAAGAAACCAAAGCCCATCTACACCATCACATGCATGGTCTATAAAGCTGACCTCCCGACACGCATCCAGTGTCTCGGCTATTTCCACGACGTTGCCCATGCCATGGCGGCGGTTATTGTTAATCAGGGCGGACTGGACTGTTGCGTGTATACCCATTGCGTAATCGAAGCGATGCTGCCCGGCGTGCACTCCATCGGTTCGCATGACAAACCGCGTTGGTGGTATGCCTGCAATAACAAGCGCAAGTGGAAAAGGATCCGTCGGCCGAAGTGGGCCAATGGTATCTGCAACTGGAGCATGGGATAAAACTTATGACTGACAAAGAGAAGACGAAGAGGGAGGACCCTTACCGTCCAATCTCCCGCATTGCCCGCCGTTTTGAATGGCTGTGGCGGCTCATCGATTGGCTGCGTTACCGAAAGAAACCATGAACGACAAATACAAGGCCCTGCGAAATGCGGAGAACATCGCCAGTACCGAGCTGGTGGGCGAGGACATGATCGGTAAGGTGATAGAGGTTGCCGGGATTAAGATCACGGTTCAGACCGATGCGGAATGTGACAAGGCCGATTGGTGGGTGTGCGTCCGCAAGAATGAGAACTATCCACAGTCTCCGCTTGCTACTGCAGTAGTCGGAGAGTGCAGCAAGTGCCAGCATCCTATCTGGTATAACCCGAGAGCTTCCCTTACTGGACCCAAGAAGATCTGCGTTGAATGCATGCTGGGGGTG